ATTCCTACAAAGAATGCCAGCTTTGCCCTTGGTGAGCTTTTGAAGCGCATGGGCACCTTTAAGCGAGGCAAGGAGGGCTTTGAAGCCTTCTTTAAGATGGCATTGAAATACGCAGAGAAAGCGGTGAACACATTGTTATCTCTGTTCTCCAACAAATCCGTTTCATGGATGGACGAGTCAGAGCGTTTGGTTGATGCCTTTTGCTCTAAGGTCGATAATTTTGAGAAGCGGGCTAAGTCCACTACGGATGTAATGCCCATTGAATACCTTCTTGAGACTGTTGACTCACAGCTTGAGGCTATTGGCCTTAAGGCGACGGTTCGAGACCCTGCGTTGCGTATGCGTGTAGACCGTTATTTGTCCCGTTTGTCTGTGTTGCTCATTCCATACCAGAGTGCTATTACGAGCGCAAGGAACTACCGACCAGAGCCCACGTTCGTGTGCTTTTATGGTGAATCAGCTATGGGTAAAACCACGCTGGTCACCAAATTTGCATGCGCGATATTGGTGCGAACTGGGTTGGTGAAACCTGAGACTGCGCTTCGCAACCTGTGGCAAAAAGGTACAACTGAGTATTGGAATGGATATGTGAACCAGAAGTGCCTCATCATGGACGATTGTTTCCAGATTAAGCCCGTGAAGGGTAAAGATGACAATGAGTACATGAATGTGATTCGCATGGTTGGTAATTGGGCGTATGCGCTCAATTTCGCGGATCTTGAGAGTAAGGGCAAGTTTTACTTTGATACCCCTTTGATCATTGGCACCACCAATTGCGCCTGTATAGCCAATGAGGCAGGGCAGTTGATCAACCAACCTGAGGCTGTGGTGAGGCGCATTAAGCACCCATATCGCATTGAGGTCAACAAGGATTACCAGACAGAGTTTGGGAGGTTGGACTATGACCGAGTGGAACGAGAGTTTAACGACAACTTGAACCACTTGAGGAAGACCTGCTCCGAGGACCCAGATGCGTTCTTTTCCGCTTATCCCTGGGAGGCTTGGAATTTGGTTCGCCATGACTTCACAAACCCCCAGAACGCTGGCCCATACAAGTCTGTCAGAGAGCTGATAGATGATATAGTCTCGAATATACGTGAATCAGGCAAGAGGCACACGGAGGCGGTCAAGAATCTCGAGTTCTTTTTGGAGGGCTTAGCAAAGCCCCCCATTGACAAGGGAGAGAAGACCACCGCGGAAACTGAGCCCAAGGGCAAGGTAGTACCCGTGACCGAAGTGCCGGGTTCATCGCTTGTTTTGTTTCCATCACCTACTGAGATTGAGCCATTTGAGGCCACAGAGCAGAGCGGGCTGACATCTTTTGCTGATCTCGATCCAAGTCGGCTTGAGACATTCGCTGAGCTTGAGGAGCGCAAGCGCCTTGAAAGGCCTGAGTTTCCCCTCTATGGAGAGGATGCTCATGGTTCGGCAATGACGTTTTTGCCCCCTGTGAAGGAGGGGCGCTCTTTCAAGGAGATGTGCGTTGAGGTACGTAATGCCGTATATTCCTGGTTCGCCAGGTTTAAGGCAAAGTCCCCCATCTTCCTTGGTGTGGCTTCTGTTGGGGCTATATTTGCATTTGGGCCGACCATACTTTCCGTATTGGCAGCAGTGGCCAAAGGTGCCTACGAGGTGGGTGCCAAATTGGTCAATATGGTCACGGGGCGTGGTGTGCCCAGGAAGGCTAAGAACCAGAGCAATATTAAGACGGATGTCCCAGCCCCTAAGGGATCATTTCGCTCGCCCAAGGTGGAAATTCAGAGTACCTCATTGCCCGACATCATTCACGACAAGATATACCAGAACACGTTTTCAATGTCACTGGTTACCGAAGACGGAGATGTGTTGGTGGGGCAGGTCCAGTTTGTCGAATCCACTGTTGCCTTTCAGCCTGCGCATTTTACAGTGCAGATGCAGGAGAGATTGGCAGCCGGAACCACTAAGCTGACA